ACCAAGCAATAAATATGAGCAAGGAAGAATTGCAACCTGTGTTGTTCTTTGAAGAAGTAGCAACAGACTTTTGGACACTTGAACAATGTCGTATGCAATATGTCAAAGACCAATTACAATTTATTGACGATGGCAATCTTGACGATGAAATAGAAGAGACTTGGAATACAGTATTTAAAAAGGAGAATGTATAATGGGAGAATTTAAAGACAGATATTACAAGCAGTTAGAAGGATTCAAGATAAAGAAATTCTTAGGCATAGATGCAGAAGGATTCCCTGAGTTTATACTAACTAAACCTAAGTATGAAGACGTTAAGATAGCAGTAAGTTCTGACCCTGAGGGCAATAGTGGTGGGTTCTTATTTATAATGAGTGAGAATGGAGAGGAGACTGTATAGATGCTAATGGAATCAATGATATGTCTAGCACTCAACGTGTACCATGAAGCTAAGAATCAAAGTTTCATAGGGCAAGTAGCAGTAGCACAAGTTGTAATGAATAGGGTAAAGGATGAAAGATATCCTAACAATGTATGTGACGTAGTTAAACAAGGCTTAACATACAAATGGAATCCATCTATACCTATCAAGAACAAATGCCAATTCAGTTGGTATTGTGATGGCAAGAGTGACAAGCCTAAGAACAAGCAAGCTATCAAGCAAGCATTGAAAGTTGCAAGTGGTGTATACAAGGGCAACCTAGATGACTTTGTTGAAGGTGCGACACACTACCATGCCTACTATGTGAATCCTAGTTGGGCAGAGACTAAGACTTATGTAACAAGAATAGATGACCACATATTTTATAGGTGGGATATTGAAAGGAGTAAGAAATGAATATAAGTGATATGCTATGCGATATGTATGACATTAAAGAACAAGTCAAACAAGCTAAGTTATATGATAAACCAAAAGATAATGATGGCAGTAGTTTTACTGTTGGAGATTGTATTGAGAATGTCATTGACCAATTAACACAAAAATATAATACAATATGGGAGATTGAATAATGAATAGATTTATCATAGAACAAACACCACAAGAGATTGCTAAGTCTCTATGTGACCAACACATAGTCAAGATGCCACTTGAAGAAGCACAGATGTTATGTACTACACTATGGCATCATGCACCTGATTATGCAGAGGAGCATGGGTTATATAAACCTGTGCATCAGAAGCATCCTTGCACACTATGGGCGATGGAGACTATTGAAAACTATAGATTTGCATATGACTTATACTGTTGTATGTTATGTGAGTACCACGAAAGGTATGGCAAATGGCATGGTGCAGGTAAACATAGTATAGCTTTATACAAAGGCACAGACTGTATACCAAGTGGTCCTTTAACACCACACCCACAATGTTTTAGTGGGCATGATGACTTGAAGACAGATGAGTTCTTTCCCATAGAAGCATACAGAGCATTTTATAAAGTTGACAAACTTAAATTTGCTAGGTATAAGTATACACAGAAACCACAATGGCTAGAGGAGAAACAGATTGCCTAAGTTAGCAACAAGTAGGACAGGAGATGTAACTGAATTAGAAGTGGCTACTCATTTTTTGAAACAAGGATATGAAGTATTCAGAAATATGGGTAGCACAGGACTAATAGATATAGTTGTAGTATGTCCTAAGACTAAAGAGATATTGTTATATGATGTTAAGACTACAACTAAATATAAAGATAAAGAGGGTGTGACTACTGTCTATGCCAATACATCTACAGAGGAACAAAGAAAGTTAGGTGTAGAAGTAGTAGCACTATACAAAGGAAAAATATATACAGACCCAATTAGAATAAAGGAGAGATTTACAGATGAAAATTAAACAATTAATTAAAATAGCAGAAGCAATAAATGGTAAGTTACCTGCAGATATGTATGAGTTAGATGAGGTAGAACATCATTCTTTTCATAGAGATGAACCCATAAAAATCGCTGACATGGATGTTGTGTATTTAGTTAGAGCATTTAGACATCAGGAACGTATGTTGAATAGGCAAGTAGGTGTTACAGATACAGCACTTAAGATAGCTAAGGAACGTGACATGTGGAAAGAGAAAGCCATGAACATGGTAGAGAAACACTCATTCAATAAAGTTAAAGATGCTCTAGCGGAATTGAATAGACAACCAACTGTTAAAGCAGAAGCCTATGACATAGCATGGAAAGAAGTGGACAGGTCTAATGCAAGGGCAAATATGTGGAAGAAAGAGTATGAGAAGGCTACATCTAAAAAGGGTTGTAACTATGTATTCAGCGAGATACCTAACGACACAGAAGGTCAAGAGTTTGTAGACACTATGAAGAAGTATCTCAACAAAGAATCATATAAGATGCGAGTACGTGGACAACACATCAAGGAGGAACTCAAGGGTACAGGTGCTACCTATTGGGGTCAAGGCTTGAATGAGTCATCTCATATGAGAGTTTATGTGGATGTCAAATAATGTTTGGAGAACAAATCCTAATATGTTAGTTCCTTACTATCTCATGCACTCATATTTATATTATGTTATGAATGAACCTATCATTGAGGACATAAAATATGATGAGATATGTAGGGAACTGAAGGAGAAGTGGGATAGTGTAGAACATTATCACAAACACTTAATAGATAAGCAATCATTAGATGCAGGAACAGGTTATCAGTTAGAGTATAACAAACGTATTGAGCATGGTGCACTTGCATTGCTCAACAAAAGTAAGGAGAAGTAATGTATTATGAACCTATCGTAGATTATTGGACAGTAGATGTATGCACTCCCAATGGTAAATCTTTTTATGCAAAGAGATGTACTTGGAAGTTTGAATATGAACAAGGATATGACCCATCAGAGTATGTACATTCTATATGGAATCGGTATTGTATATCATTAGGAGATGGAAAATATGTGCATGATAGAAGTAGTCAGCACTATTTGTTTACGAACTACGTGAAAGTAGATGACAAAGAAATGTATGACAATTTAAATTTAGAAAGGTTATTACCCGATGGTTTCGTTACAACATTTAGTAGATAAGTATTATTTATCTAATGATTTCAATAGCTTAGTTGATAAAACTAAAGTTGATTATCAGTATTGTGCAAGGGTTTTGTTAGAGACAAAAGTTGATGGCAAAACTTTGGCAGCCTTGAACCTTACGAAATTGTCAGGTGCGATAGCACGCAGAGCATACGAGGTATGGCTTGGGCGTGGCGTGTACTTGGCTAACGCTGTTACATCAGTAGCACGTAAGGTTTATTCGTATGGAATGGAGATGGGATACGCTGAAAGCAACCCTTTCTCCACTTTCAAACGTAAATCTACACATGTTAGACGTACTGTGTGGACACAGGAACAAGTGATACAGTTTTTAGATGTAGCTTATAGTGATTTTAAGTACAGAAATGTAGGTTTGATAGTGCAAATGGCATATGAATGGTGTCAACGTATAGGAGATATGCGATTATTGCAGTTCTCAAGTATAGATTTTGATAAAAGTGTGCTAAATTTGCAACAGTCCAAGAGAAGAAGTGTAGTACACCTACCAATTTCACTTGACTTATTAGAAATGTTAGTTCAGCAGAAGGAAGAATATGGTTTTCAACCCTATGTGACCCCACATTATCGACCTGTACGTGGAGAATACAAGCCTTATACCCTAGTAAGACTGTCAAAAGTAGGCAGAAGACTGATGGACATGGCTAAATTACCTAGTGACTTACGTATGATGGACTTAAGAAGGACAGGTACAACAGAAATGGTGGAAGCAGGAGTACCAATGGGTCAAATTATGTCTGTCACAGGGCATGCTAACCCTCAATCTGTTAAACCTTACATGAAAAATACGTATGAATCCGCAAATAATGCATTGACACTACGTAAAACCCATGGTATAAGCAAGTAAATGCCGACAAGGAAAGTGATATATAATGTATAATATGAATGAAATAATAAAAGAGTTAGATGTACCTAATGGTATGACAAAAAGAATCAACTGTCCTGTCTGTAAAGGATACAAAACATTTACTGTAACAAACAACAAAGGTAAAGTGATTTGGAATTGTTATAAAGCTACATGTGAGACTAAAGGTGGACACAGAGTACACCTGTCAGTACAAGACATACGTGATGCTATCACACCTGATGTGACAGACACAGGTATAATTGAGTTTACTTTACCTGACTTCATAGTATCACATGGATTTAGAAAAGAGGTTATGAACTTCTGCGAACTATGGGAGTTAGATGCAGATGAACTTGACCTTCACTATGATGTTAAAGAGAAACGTGTCGTGTTCTTAGTCAAGGATAACGGAGTTATTGTGGATGCAGTTGGCAGGTCAATAGCTAATAGGTTACCTAAGTGGAAACGATACGGAAAGAATAGTCTGCCTTACACATACGGATGTGGCAAGGTAGCAGTAGTTGTTGAGGATTGTGTGAGTGCTTCAGTTGTAGGCAATGATGTATATGTTGGGTTAGCTGTGTTGGGTACGTCATTATCAGAATCACATAAGGAGTATCTCTCACGATTCTCAACAGCAATTATAGCACTAGACCCTGATGCATTGCCAAAAACACTAGCCTTTGCAAAAGAGTTACGAGGATATGTTAATGATATTAAAGTACTTAGATTGACAGACGATTTAAAATATAGAAACAAAGAAGACATGGAGAAGTTACTATGCCTTACATAAAATGGGATAACAACAAATCTGATGATGATATGTGTCCTAAATGTTATGAAAAAGATATGAAGAAAGTAGGAAAGAACAGAAGGTTTTGCAGGGCTTGCGAAACTAAATTTTTAAACCCCAACAGAAAAAGGAGACCAACAAAATGGAACTATCGTTAATAAGAAGTCTGATGGACAAAACATTTTATGATGACCACAGAGGAGCTAAATGTCCTGACAGATTATTTAGTAAAGATGTACGACAGATAAAGAGTGCCATAGATAAAGCTATGGACACGTATGAAAGAACAGTAACACCTGATGAGATTGAAGCATTGTTTATGTCTAACAATCCATCTATGACTACTGCACAGAAACAAGCATACTCTAGTTTGTTTCGTCAAATAAAGAAGGAGCAACCACTTGGTAGTGACATTGCACAAGAGGTGCTATCCAAGTTGTTTCAACAAGTTGTTGGCGAGGACATTGCTAACTTAGGTTTTGATTATGTGAATGGTGCTAAGTCCTCACTTGAACCTCTACGTAATATACTTGAACACTATGGAGATGACTTCACACCTAACTTAAATATTGAGTGGGATGACATTGACTTAGATACTCTACTAGCCAAGAATGATTTGGAAGCTAGGTGGACATTCAACATACCTAGTCTTACACGTAAGGTAGAGGGTGTGAATGCAGGACACTTGATTGAGATAGGTGCTAGACCTAACACAGGTAAGACATCCTTTCATGCTAGTCTTATTGCTAGTCCAAATGGTTTTGCACATCAAGGTGCTAACTGTATCATACTGTGTAACGAAGAAGGTTATCACAGGGTAGGTGCTAGGTACTTGACTGCATCGACAGGTATGGAAATGAAAGAGATAAAAGCTAATCCTGCCAAGGCACGTGACTTGTATGCACCTGTCAAAGATAGAATCAAGATTAAGGATGCGACAGGTAGAGACATGGCATGGGTAGAGAGTGTGTGTAAGGCATACAAACCTGATGTGGTACTCTTGGATATGGGCGATAAGTTTGCACGTACAGGTGGCTTTGCTAGACAGGATGAAGCACTCAAAGCAAATGCAGTACATGCTAGACAGATAGCTAAACAACATGAGTGTGCAGTCTTCTACATGTCACAGTTATCTGCTGAAGCTGAAGGTAAGGTTATACTTAACCAAGCTATGATGGAAGGGTCACGTACAGGCAAGGCTGCGGAAGCTGACTTAATGATTCTGATTGCTAAGAACCCACAGGTAGAAGGGCAAGATGAAGAAGATACACAAAGACATTTGAATGTAGTTAAAAATAAGTTGACAGGTTGGCATGGTAGTGTACACTGTGAATTGAATTATAGAACAGCGAGGTACGAAGCATGAAGCTAACTCTAGATGTAGAGAATACTGTAACACATAGAGATGGTAAGTTACACCTAGACCCATTCGAGACAGACAATAAACTAGTCATGGTTGGTTGTTTGACAGATACAGGTAAGGAGTATTTATTCAGAGATAACTATGATGGATTACAGGAGCTACTCAATGAAGCTACCATTCTCATTGGACACAACATTGTGCATGACTTGATGTGGATATGGGAATGTGGATTCAAATATGATGGCTCTGTATTTGATACAATGTTAGGTGAGTATGTATTACAACGTGGACAGAAACAACCACTATCTCTTGAAGCATGTGCAGAAAGATATAACTTGAATACTAAGAAACAAGATACATTGAAAGAGTACTTCAAGAAAGGTCTTGGTGTAGATGAGATACCCGCTGATGAATTATCAGAGTATCTATCTGCTGACTTACATGCTACACAAGAGTTAAGTAATGAGATATATAAAAAGCTAAACTCTACTGAGTATGGTGGGCTAATGACTACTGTAGTCTTAACAAATAGAGTAGCTGTTACACTAGCTAGGATATATCAAAGAGGATTTAATGTAGACATAACTGCATTGGATGGTGTTAGAAAAGAGTTTGAACAGGAACGAAAAGACTTGAGAGTATCTTTGAATGAGCAAGTAAGTAAACTCATGGGAGACATACGTATCAATCTCAATAGTCCTGAACAACTATCTTGGGTTATCTATAGTAGAAAGCCACATGATAAAGCTATGTGGGCAAATAACTTTGAGCCATACATGAGTGACTCAATGTTTCGTACAAATATTAAACAACACTCTAAAGTTCTTTACAAGCAACGTGCATCTACTTGCGTTGAGTGTAATGGATGGGGAGAAATTAGAAAGGTAAAGAAAGATGGAACACCTTATGCCAACCCTACCAAATGTAAGAATTGTAATGGGGATGCTCATACTTTTACTGATATTGTGGACAGTGTGGCGGGATTAAAGTTTAATGCACCTAATCCTAAATGGATAAGTGCTAATGGGTTCTCAACTAGTAAGACACAACTAGAGTTACTAGAAGGTGTAGCAAGACAACGTGGCATGAAAGAAGCTGAGAAGTTCTTACATGATGTACGTAGATTGAGTGCAGTTGAGACATACTTATCATCATTCGTTGATGGTATTAACACATACCTAAAGCCTGATGGAAAGCTTCATGTGAGATTGTTACAACACAGAACTTCAACAGGTAGGTTTAGTGGTGCAGACCCTAACATGCAGAACATGCCTAGAGGTGGTACGTTTCCTGTGAAGAAGGTGTTCGTGTCACGTTGGAAAGGTGGCAAGATACTTGAAGCTGACTTTGCACAGTTAGAGTTTAGAGTGTCTGCTTATTTATCACAAGATGAGGTAGCTATAAATGAAGTTTCTACAGGGTTCGATGTTCACTCATATACGTCTAAAGTTATTACAGATGCGGGTCAACCTACTACTCGCCAAGATGCGAAGGCACATACGTTTGCACCTTTATATGGAGCAACAGGATTTGGAAGAACTAAAGCGGAAGCTGAATACTACTCACACTTCACAGAGAAGTACACAGGAATCAAGTCATGGCACACCCGATTGGCTAAAGAAGCTGTGACTACAGGTATAATAAGAACACCATCAGGTAGAGAGTTTTCTTTTCCTGATGTAAAGAGAAGAAGGAATGGGAGTGTATCACACTTCACACAGATAAAGAACTATCCTGTGCAGTCATTTGCTACTGCTGATATAGTTCCCTTAATTCTTCTTAAGATAGATGAGTTATTACAGACTATGCAAAGTTGTGTAGTCAACAGTGTACATGACTCCATTGTAATCGACACTCATCCTGATGAGGAAACACAGGTGCTAGATATTATAAAGCATGTCAACTCACAGATGAATGGTTTGATTGAAAAACATTTTGGTATAGAGTTTAATGTACCATTATTATTAGAAGCAAAAATAGGTGATAATTGGCTTGACACTAAAGATGTTAGCTGATATAACTATAAGACTTTAACAAAGAGAAAGGAAATATATATGACAAATGAAGTAATAACAATTGATAAGGACAACTATTCAGCGATGGCTAAAGTCATGGGCATGTCAGGTGAAAGCACTTCTGAAAAGAAGCAAGTGAGTACTCTAGCAAGGCTACGAATTAACCATACTCCTATCATGGGAGAAGAAGAGGTTAAGGGTAAGATGACTAAAGTAGAAGTAGTTGAAGGTGGTACTTACAAACTTGAGATACCTGATGGGGATACTTACTTTGCTACTTCAGCTAAGATAAGACCATACCTACAAAGATTCATGTACAAAAGATTCGTCATGGGTGTAGGAGATAAACCTAATCGCTACATTAAGACTATCATGGGAGACAATCTCAATATAGATTTAAAGGATAACGATGGTGGGTTTAACTGTGGTAAACCTTCAGGTTGGATTAAAGATTTTAAAGCTTTACCTGAGAAGATGCAGGATTTAATCAGACAGATTAAAAGAGTACGTGCAGTCTTTGGTACAATAGACTTAATTAATCCAACTGATAATGCAGGTAATCCTGTAGAGGTAGGCACACTACCTTTCATTTGGGAAGTAGAGAATAAAGATGCATTCAAAACTGTTGGTGCTATCTTTAGTCAACTAGCCAAGATGAAAAGATTACCTGTACAACATACAGTTACAGCTAATACAGAAGAGAGAAAGTTACCTAATGGTAATAGCTTCTACTTACCTGTCACATCCCTTGATGTTACATCTGTGTTAGAGTTAACTGACGAAGAGCAGAAGAGATTCGGTGACTTCGTAACTTGGGTGCAGAATTACAATGAGTATATATTAAATGCTTGGAGTGAAAATGCAAACAAGGATATAAGAGAAGATGATATGGATACAGTCGAAGACTTTGTAGACATTGATTCAGAAGACGTAGCATAATGAACCATCCCGCTGAACTCGCAGTGCATCAATATATGACTGATGCTGTAAATGGTAAGTCTGCTATGTCTGAAGAAGTAATTCAACAGGTAGGCAATGACGTTATGGATGCCCTGCGAAAGCAGTTTGGTGGGGATAATAAAAGGGGTGACTTTACTTTACGTATGTCTAACTTAGGTAGACCTACTTGTCAATTGTGGTTTGAAAAGAATAAACCTGAAGTTGCTTCAGCTAAACCAAATAACTTTATGATGAACATGATGTTAGGAGATATAGTTGAAGCAGTCTTCAAGGGTATACTTAAAAGTGCAGGTGTCAAGTATGAAGAACCTGAGACTGTATCACTAGATGTAGGAGACACGAAGGTATCAGGCACGTATGACTTAGTTATAGATGGTGCAGTTGATGATGTTAAGTCTGCATCTGCATGGTCATACGATAATAAGTTTGAGTCCTTTGAAACATTAAGTGATGGTGACCCCTTTGGTTATGTTAGTCAGCTAATTGGTTATGCAAAAGCTTCCAAGAAAAAGATTGGTGGTTGGTGGGTAATCAATAAAGCTAATGGTGCATTTAAATATGTGTCAGCACAAAATGCTGATGTTGAAAAAGAAATGCAGAAGATTGAAGCAACAGTTAAAACTGTACAAGAGAATAAGTTTGAACGATGCTTTGAACCTGTAGAGGAAACATTTAGGGGTAAGCCTACAGGTAATAAGATACTTGGAACAAGTTGCAGTTTCTGTAGCTACAAGTATTCTTGTTGGGAAAACTTGAAGGACTTACCTTCAGTAATGTCTAAGGCACAGTTCCCTAAAGTTGTGTCTTATGTTGAATTAGGAAAGGAGTATAATAATAATGAGCAAGTCAGTTGAAGAACTTAAATCTGAAATAGATGAGATGGAAAAGCAATTAGCGGAAGCTAAAAAAGCATATCGTGAAATGCGTACAGCAGGTTTGCGTGATGCTATTGAAGCTAGAAAAGCAGCAGATGAAGCAGTAAAAGAAGAACTAAAGAACTTAGGTTATTCTAATACATATTCATATAGCAATCCATTTATATCTTGGCGAAACTTTTAATGCCGCCTCATAGCATTAGAAGAGAAGCTATAAAATATGGGTATAGGAGTGGGTTAGAACATGCCCTCTCCTTATACTTGAAGGAACATAAGTACAAGTATGCTTATGAATCCATTAAGATAGAGTGGGAAGACTTAACTTATCGCACCTATACCCCTGACTTTATATTAAACAATGGTATAATAATAGAAACTAAGGGAAGGTTCTTAGCATCAGACAGAAAGAAACATTTATGTATACAGAAACAACATCCTAATCTAGACATACGATTTGTATTCACAAACAGTAGAAGTAAACTAAGCAAGGGTGCGAAGTCAACATATGCACAGTGGTGTATGAAACATGGCTTTAGATACTATGACAGGATTATTCCTGAAGAATGGTTAAAAGAGAAGGGTAAGAATAAGCACCCTACCTTCATAAAGTTTAAGGGTACAAAGATAAAAAGGAGATAGATTATGGATAAGACACCTAGAAAGAAACGAAGGATAAGAGCAAGACTTCTACGAAAAGATTTTATTATACGAGTAAGACCTATGCTCAATAAAAAGCATGAATGGAATGGTGCTGTCGATATAGGTATAATAACAGACCCTGATAATAAGATGAACGATGAAGACTATTATCAAGTATTACATTTGTGTAAGATGATGTGTGCCATAGTTCCTTTGACAGAAGACGACAACGAACTTCGAGATGACATAAATGATTTTATTGAAAATGTTGTTGACAAAGAATACCACGATATGATAAAAGAAAAGAACAAACCAAAAGCTAACATAGTGGGTGTCAAAGATAATGTTATACACATAACTATTAATTCAGACACTGAAGGCAACGCATAATGGAAAGGTATACAGAATATATGGCAAGAAAACTTAAAGAAGTAGAACACACAAAACAGGACATGGTTAATAGTCCTATCCATTATAACAAAGCAGGTATTGAAACCATCGATGCCTTAGAAGCTATGTTAGTGGATGGGTTTGATTATTACTTACAAGGTAACATAGTTAAGTACCTATGGAGATTTAGATATAAGAATGGTGTAGAAGACTTAAGGAAAGCACAGTGGTATCTGAATAAACTTATTGAGGTCTATGATGATAAGAGTTAAAGTATTTCTTACACTAGAGGTAGACCCTGAAGAGTACCCTGTACCTGCTGATGAAAATGTAGGAATAGAAATAGAAGAAGGCATACAAGAATACTTCTATGATGTAGAAGGAATTAAGATTAAGAACATAAAAACAATAACGGAGTAATGAACATGATACAAAACTATTTACCAACAGACTACCAAAACTT